AAGCAGCATACAGTTTCTTAGGCGTAGCAAATAGAGCCTATATTGTAAGAGCACCAGTAGACACAAATGCAATCACAGCAAGTGCAACAGAAACAGCAGGTAAGCCTGCTAATGGTGCATGGTGGTTTGATACAAATGATTCATTCTACGGTGTGTTTGAATGGAACGGTGCAGCGGCTACTACAACAGGCGGACAAACATTTACTAACAAAGTTCCAACTGTAATTACAGATACAACAAAAGTTGTTGACTATGCAGGCGCAGACTATACACCAAAAACATCAGTAGGTGCTGTAGGTGACTATGCACTAGTAGCAGTTACAACTACTAACAAACTATGGTACAAAAATGCAGACGGTACTTGGGTAGAAGTAGGCGGTGCTGCATGGAGAAAAAGTTGGCCAGCAGTAACTGGTACAGCAGCAAATCCAACACTAACAATTGGTCAAGAACTAATTATTCGTGTTGAAGAAGCAAATAGTACTTCAACAGAGCATACAATTACACTTACAGGTACAACTGTTACATCTTTGGTTAGCCAAATTAATGTAGATGCAGGACTTATAGCCGCAGGTGTTACTGCAAAAAATAACAACGGAAGACTTTCACTATATAATGCTGGTGGTACAACTGGCGGCAAGGGCGACTTGATCGATGTTTTTGGTGATGCAGCATTGTTAAGTGCTCTAGGCATTACAGCTGGCGAATATTACTCACCAGAACTAACTATTGCTCCACATACAAGTGTTCCAGAGTATAAAACAAATGACACAGAACCAAGACCAACAGGTTCTATTTGGGTCAAAACAACAACACCTAATTTGGGTGCAAACTGGAATGTAAAACAGTACAGTTCAGCAACAGATGCTTGGACAACTGTAAGTGCTCCAATCTATGCAAATAACCACACAGCAATTTATCAAATGGATTCATCGGGTGGCGGCGCTGGTATTGCAGAAGGTGCTATCTATGTACAAAGTAACACAAGTGAAGAAGATTACGACAACTTAGCAAACTTTAAGATCTATCGTAAGAGTGGAAGCGGTGCAGTTACAATTACATCAGCAAAAATTACAGCATCTACATTTCCAGCAGGCACATATTCATTTACAATGTCAGAAAGTTTATCAGGACAAAACTCAATGGATAGTGCAAAAACAATTTCGTTTACAGCAGCAGGTGCAACTGCTGATGCAGATACACTAGCAGGTGATATTAACTCAGCAGGATTTACAAATGTAAGTGCAAGCGTAGATTCACAAAACAGAGTTGTTATTTCACATGCACTAGGTGGCGAAATTCGTATTGTTGATACAGACGGCATTGTTGATAACGCATATACAGTGTTTGATTCAACAGATGCTACAACTACTACAAACTTCTATTACACACCAGGTACTGACTCTAGCACATCACCTAAGCAATATATTGTTACATGGTGGAAAGCATTGTCATATACTGCTTCAGAAGGTGCACCTACAAGTACACCAGCAGACGGTGCTCTATGGTACAGCAGCGTAGTAGATGAAGTAGACATGATGATTCATAATGGTACATCATGGGTTGGTTATCATAATTTTGACCACACAGGCGGCGGCTTAGTAGGCGCAAGTAGCACAAACGATCCAGCAGGACCGATTGTTGCAGCAAGTGCTCCAACACAACAGTCAGACGGAAGTGCGCTAGTTGTTGGTGATCTTTGGATTTCAACAGCAGACTTAGAAAACTATCCACAAGTTTACAGATGGACAGCAGCAGGTGTTTGGGCATTACTAGACAACACAGATCAAACAACTGAAAACGGTGTACTATTTGCAGATGCACGTTATAACACAGCGGGTGCAAACAGTGACGAAGCAGGCACAATTGCAGATCTACTAGTAAGCAACTACTTAGACCCAGATGCTCCAGATCCAGCACTATATCCAAAAGGTATGATCCTATTCAATACACGTAGAAGTGGGTTTAACGTTAAGGAATTTGTGCGTGATTATATTGATATCAATGCTGAAAACGCTCGTAATGGCGACGAATCTATGGCAGGCTACTACGAGCATCGTTGGGTAACAGAATCACCTAACAATGCAGACGGTTCAGGATCATTTGGACGTAAAGCACAACGTAAAATTGTTGTACAAGCGTTACAAGCAGAAATGAACAGCAACCAAGATATCCGTGATGACGAATCAAGAATCTTTAACTTGATTGCAACTCCAGGCTATCCAGAACTTATTGGTGAAATGGTAACACTAAACAACGATCGTGGATTAACAGCGTTTGTTGTGGGTGATACTCCGATGAGACTAACACCTGATAGCACATCATTAACAAACTGGGCAAGCAACATTGCAGGCGCAGTAGAAGATAATGATGACGGTGCAGTTACTAGTGATGAATACTTAGGCATGTATTATCCAGCAGGATTTACAAGTGATAACGCAGGAAACAACATTGTTGTTCCAGCATCACACATGGCACTAAGAACAATTGCATTAAACGACCAAGTTGCGTTCCCCTGGTTTGCTCCAGCAGGCACAAGACGTGGTAGTGTAACTAATGCTACAGCATCAGGATATATCACAAGTGAAGGTGAGTTCCAAAGTGTTGCACTTAACGAAGGACAAAGAGATACATTATATTCTAAGAATATTAACCCTATTTCGTTTATTAACGGAGCAGGACTTGTTGTCTTTGGACAAAAAACTCGTGCAGCAAATGCAAGTTCACTAGATAGAGTTAATGTTGCTAGACTTGTAGTTTACTTACGTAGTCAACTTAAAACACTTGCTAAACCTTTTATCTTTGAACCAAATGATAAGATTACAAGAGATAGTATCAAAGGACAAGTTGAAAGTCTACTAATTGAACTTACATCACTAAGAGCAATTTTTGACTACCTAGTTGTGTGTGACGAAACAAACAACACTCCGACAAGAATAGATAAAAACGAACTATATGTAGACGTTGCTATCGAACCAGTTAAGAGTGTTGAGTTTATTTACATTCCACTACGCCTTAAAAACACAGGAGAAATTGCAAGTCTATAATCAGTTAAATTTAGGGTCAGCGAAAGTTGACCCTAAACTGATAAATACTTGTGAATAGGAGAAATATTAAATGGCAATCTCATCATTAACAAAATTAAGTGTTCCATTAGCAAGCGATCAGAGTGCAACATCTGAAGGCTTATTAATGCCTAAATTACAATATCGTTTTAGAGTAAACTTTATTAACTTTGGCGTCACTGCATCAACCACAGAATTAACAAAACAAGTAATTGATGCTGCAAGACCAAACTTGACGTTTGAAAACATGCCAATTCCAGTTTACAATTCAACTGTACATTTAGCAGGTAAACATACATGGAACCCAATTACAATTACGCTTCGTGAAGATGTAAACAACAGTGTTCAAAAACTAGTTGGCGAACAGCTTCAGAAACAATTTGACTTTATTAACCAAGCAAGTGCTGCATCTGGTATTGATTATAAGTTCCAAACTAACATTGAAATTTTAGATGGTGGTAACGGAGCAGCAGAAGCAGGTGTACTAGAAACTTGGGAAATTTATGGTTGCTACTTAACAGAAGTTAACTACAATTCTTTAGCATATGCAAACAGTGAACCAGTACAAACATCAATTACAATACAGTATGATAATGCTGTACAAACACCAAATGGTGAAGGAGTAGGAGCAGCAGTTCCTAGAACTATTGGAACAAGTACAACTGGTTAATAGCAAATAAGAGATTGCTTTAGAAAAGGGAACTTCGGTTCCCTTTTTTATTATCTACACACTTTACATAAACGATAAATACAGTATGGCATTTAACGGATTTTTTGATAATATAAAAAACTATAATGGTCCTAAAGGTAATTTAGGAGATTATGATCATGCATCTAGAGTATTCCGCTCTAACAATATGCGTCTTGCTCCTAAGCACAAGTTTCTGTATCATGTTGTGTTAAACATAAATCCAGATGTTAAACCAGATACACTTATAGATAATTTTACACAAGAAGATATTCATATTTTGGCAAAAAGTGCTGACTTACCAAAATACAGACCGCAAGTAGAAGTTTTAAATCAATATAATAGAAAAAAACTTTTACAAACAAGAATAGATTATCAGCCAGTTAGAATTGAATTCCATGACGATAATGCAGGGTTGACAACATTGTTATGGGAAGCATATTTTAGATATTATTATGCAGACGGTGATCATCAAAAACAAAGTGCGTCAGCAGCCCCAGATATTGCACCAGACGAAAGATATAGAAGAAGTGCATTTGGATCTAACAATACATATTTTACAAACTTTACCCATAGATATGGTTTAGATAAACCAAATAAAACCTATCAGTTTTTTGATTCTATTCAAATTTTTCAATTGCATCCTTTGAATAAAAAATCACATTATACATGCTTTACTTTAGTTAATCCTTTAATAGAAGACTTTTCTCATGATAATGTACAATCTGAAGGTAGCGAATTTTCGACTAATACAATGACAGTTGCATACGAAACAGTTCATTACGAAAGAGGAGAACTATTAGAAGGCGTAGCACCTACATCTTTTGCAGACCCAAGACACTATGATACTAGACCAAGTCCTATACAAGAAGGAGGCAGTAGTTTCGGAACCAGTAAAGTTACAACTACACCATTTGGCAGTGTTTCACCACAAAAAGGAAGAACTAATTCTATAGAAGCGTTTGCAAAAAGTTTCCTAAAAACATCTGCTTCTAAATTTTTAGGAGATAAGATAAATTTAGATAGATTAGGTTTACAACCTAATGCAAATGCAGGACTTACATCTAGAGGAATAAATCAGTCAGGACAAGGCGGTATTAATTGGGCAAACACAAAATCATCAGGATCAGAACAACGATCTGCAAAACAAAGAACTGATTTGACAGATAATTTACCTGCTAACTCAAGACCTTTTAAGGGCAGTTACAATAATAGAAATGAAAAATTAGTTAATGTAAACGGAAAAACTTATGTTGTACCTAGAGAGGAATCTGCATAATGTCTACATACGAAAACATAACAGTAGTCAATGATAGTAATTTAGACACACGAAGAACTTTTAATTCATTCTTTGATAAATCACTTCATTACAACTCATCAGATATTGATGCAGTAATTGGGTTTTTTGTAAAAAGAGGATT